TAGTCTTTGTACTTGGACCTTTCCAATAGCATATCCCTACGGGCATAGCTGACAGTGTGGATTATCCCCTTTCTATCCATTCTATTTCGGAGTATCTGATCAATCTTGTTTACCCACAACCGATTCTCCAACTCACCTATTTTGTAATTCATCCTTACAGTGGGTATATGGATCAATGGCCTTGACTCGACTGGAAAAGAGTGTGGGTACTCCTCACTTTTCATATTGTTTTTGTCCACTCCAAGTAACTCTGCTGTTTTTGCTACTACCGTGGCAGATGTCAAAACTACTTTGGGGATACTCAGAAACAATAACTCCTCTGTAAATTTGGCTGTCCAAACAGGGCTAAGTACCACCTCACTCTTATTATCTTCCCATACCCATGTGTTATCAAGTCTGGTTTCCAATCTGTTTAACTTTTCCACTAACCTTTTCAACTTCAAAAACTGTTTCTCTTTTCTCCGGGTCTTTGACTCTTCCAGATACACCCTTGTTTCTGTGAGTTTATCAGATGCCCACGATACCCATGTGTTAGGGTCATTGGGTAATGAGTCGTCCAACTCAAGCAGCCTATTTTGGGTACTGGACCCTTTGTAAAACGTGACACTGGTATGATTTATCATGTGGTCTGGTACTGAATGGGCCTCGTCAATCACCATCATGTCAAACTTGCCAATGCCAGTGGAATATTCATTTTGAGATAGCCAATAGGAGTAATTGGTGATTACCACTTTAGACATTACGGCCCTTTTCAACTGATCAAAATAAAAACACCCCCCCTCATCCTTCATGGCACATTTTACACCAAACATACACAACCCAGTATCGCAATTCCTTTGGGTATTCATTCTACAGGGGTAGTTCCCCCGGCCTCTGATGTCAATTACCCCTTCCATCTCTCCGAAATCGCTCATGAGTTGTGTCTGTAGCCCCTTGGTAGAGGTTAAGATTATGGTTCTACCAGAGATCAATTGAGTGGCTGTCATATAGGTAACTGATTTGCCAAAACCTGTCGGACACACTTGGATTAAAAACCTCGGTTCAGGGCTAACAATGGCCTCACAAGCCTTGTCCTGGTTCTCTCTCCAAGTGTCGAATTTATCTGGTAGACCAAATATGTTCGGTGGAGGTAGATTACTCATTTTTTTCTATTTCTTGTATACTGTTTCCAACTCTTGCAAAATGACATATCACATTTGTATCTTCTTCAATACATATTTTATCGAAAGGCATTTTTAAAACATAAAAATTATGATAATCGTCCCTTTCTTCTGCTATACACTTTTTAGCCGCTATTATAGCCTCCTCTTCTTTTTGAAACACACCAAAAACACCTTGCATATAGACACCTTTTTGTATAACTAAATATATATCTTCCAAATTATTCCCCATTTCTCCCTCCCCTATTCCAATTGCCCTAACTTCAATTTAGTACTCCTCTCCAACAACTTACCGTATTTATCATTAATATGCTGCTGGTATCTCTCCTTCCAGTACCCATCCGGCATATCCTCAATGGGCTTCTTAATCATTAACAGTAGCCGAATTGCCTCATTCTCTTCCTTATTATTCACATGCTCAGATATCCTCCTTTCCAGCGTAGTAAACACTGCTGAGAAATCCTTTGCCATTTCATCATCCCTCATGATCCCCAACATTATATCAACCTGACCCGTAACACTAAATATTGGATCATCGGATAAGGTCTTCAACCAATCAATCTGCCGATGTAACGCATGACGTAGCAAATCACCTTTGGTCCTGTATGGGAATATTTTGGATTGTACTATCTGGGCTACTATTCCGGCGATATATGGTTGACACCTAAACCACTGTCTTTCGTGGTGTCCTTTGGTATCTGAGGCTGGATTCCTAAACTCATCACTTCCGACTTTGGACATTGATTTTCCCTCCTTTGATAGCATTGTGTAAGTCTTGTATGCCTATGCCCAGAGCCTTTGACACCTCCTCCAGGCATCTGACAGAGGGGTTAGTCTTTTGTGAAAATACCCTACTAATGTGTGACTTGTTATAACCAGTTATCCGAGCTAATCTTGAGACATTCACATCAATAGTAGTACTTTGATCCTTACCGTCTGATATTACCAATTTAAATTGCTGAAATGATTTCATTTTTTTGCTCCTTGTTGTCTCCCACGCAACGAGTCTACCATTCTCAAAAAACTCTTGTCAACAACTATTTTCATGTGCTATAACTTTTTTAAACAGGGAGGAATATCCAAGTTGAATGCACTAACGCACAACCGCACGAAAGCACCGACACACAACCGCAATAGCGCAACAACACAATAGCGCATTTGGTAAGTCATGACCCATTATATATATAGGGAGAGAAAAATGCTTGACCCAAAAATCAGATTACATGAAATTGACCATGAATTAGACAAAACCGATCCGTGGGAAAATCCACCTTACAGATCAAAAAGGGCAAAGTTGATTCGAGAACAGGGAAAATTGACACTTATAGCTAGCGGATTGCACCCTAGTCAGTTTGCAGATCGTTCTGAGGGGAAAACGTACCAGGAATTAAAAAGTAGGGAAAAATCGCAATACAGATTGAAAAAGCAGATATTGAGGATTAAGAGGATTTTGGAGTAAGGGAACCGGGATTGCATTCCCTTACTAGTTGGTAATTATTGCAACCTCTTGAACACTTCATTTTCAGGTAAAGGGCAATCTTTAATCCACTCTATGTTTTTTATTTTCCAGAAAGACGGAATAGCAACTCTATCAATCTTAACCTCCTTAAATATATTAACCCGAAAAGACTTGTCGAGAGAGGAAAAGAGGGCTAACCATTTATTTAAAGTAAAGAAGGGCGTTATATCAGAGTCATCGTGTAATGTTACCGTTATACCGTCTAAAATAAGTAATAAATTTAAAATAGCTAAAGCGTTTTCTACATGAGCAGTGTAGAGATAAATATTCTTGTCCAAATGCTGTCTTCTAATTTTTTTTATTGCCCTAAAAACAAACTCTGGTTGCAATAAAGGCTCCCCACCTGTCAATAGTATTTCAGCATAAGAAGAAAAATCGGTTTCAACAGGTAGATTTTTCAAATCCCAGTCCTTATTGCAGCAACCTGGGCAACTTCTATTACAATTCTCAAATAGCAATAGTCGTAATGTTTTTTTCATATCTTCTACCTCCCCTATGCCCTCTTGAAGCTGACAAACTCACTTGACCAGAACTTCTTGGCCTTCTTCATAATCTTATTGATTACCTTGACGGATATCCCTTCCACCAACATTGCCTCTTTGAGATTGGCCTCATTGATGGAACTCCCCTCTTTTTTTGTGTAGGTTGTTTTCCCCACACCTTCTAATGTGTAATTTTTAAGGTCATAAGCAGAAAGCAAGGGAAGCAATATGTCTTTGGCACTTTGCTTCAATATCTTTGCTTCGTCCTCCATACCCTTTGCCCTATGTTGCACCTTCATTGCCATTTCAATCTCACGCCTGATTTTGATAGGGAGCTTGACACCCTCATTTTCTTTAGTAGTCATTTTTCGCCTCTCTTACGTTTATATGGTTAATATCCATGTCCTCAATATCCAAGGACGCAATTTTCTTTGCCATAACCTGAATACCTTTTTTGAATGCCCTTCTCACCTCCTCATTATTCATTTTTGACATTTCACATGCCCCACAAACCAACATACGGTTTATATCCTGCTCTGATAATTGGAATAGGGATTTGCCCTTATCCAATATTACACTTAGGGCATCGGTAGCAATCTCCCGATTTCGAGAACATGCCTTTGGGGTTAATGAACATTTGAAACTTTTACAATACATAAGTTTCACGCTAAATGCTTCCAGTTCCTTTGGATTGGTTGGCATTTCTCCCCTCCTTCTTTTTTAGGTTTTACCACCACTCTTGCATCATACCAATTCCGCACTGCTCTTGCCTCCTCCTTTCCAAACCTTGCATCATACATAATGCCCAGTGTTTGTTTAAGATCAAATAGTGTGTATGGTGTATGGGTTAATTCAATTGGTGCCAGTGATCTCAGCAGCAGCCGTGTAATAGACTCAATCAAAGGTGGTAGGTCAATACCCTTGAAAGATAACATTACTGGATGAAATCTAATTATACCTGATACATTTTCCCAATCCATTTTTGATTGCAGCACAATACCAATTGACTCAAACGCTTGTTTACTCCGGTTCACAATCCTGCCCAGTGAACTTGTCCCTTCAACCGTGACAATTACAGATTTAATGGTGTCGGGCTGGATTTCCAAAACCCGGATGTCAGATAAAACAGATTTAAACACTGACTTATTAAGATTATATCGGGTATAATGGTATCTGAGTAGTGTTTTTGTTTTCCGTGGCACTACCGTACAATGCAACCCCTTGATGAAATCACATTGTGTGGGTAGGTCCACGGTAATGAGGGCTTGCACTATTTCCTTCCTTTTACGGTCTTTTGTTTTTGGATTATACCTTTATTTGCTGGACCGTGGTGGCCCTCTGCAATTTTTCCGTAATCATAAGAAGGAACTTCCATAACCGGCTTTTTGTTTGTAATAGTCAGTCTTGCCACATCAAACCAATGGCAATCTCTTTGAACTTTATTTTTGTCAAGGCCAGGATTTACACCAGCCTGTATGCAGCCGTAGAGATCAAAAGAAACAGTCTCGACAATTCCTTCAAGTTTGGTTACTTTATCCTTCACCGGAAGCCCCAATAATCCTAAGTGTTTTTTTACATTTTCCATAATTCCCCCTTATTGTTTATTTAGTTGATTTGCGTCTACTTTTTATCTTTGGGATAGGTGTAAACATTCAACCCCAGGAAAATATCATTCTCAAGCTGACAATTCCCCTCACTGGTGGCAATTAAGATTGTTTTGCCGGATTTGGAAGGGCCGAGTTTGATTTTGGTGTCGATTGTTACTGTCATAATGCCTTTTTTGTCAACTTTGATTTCTGCGTTTTTCATGGTTGTACTCCTTTTTAAGATTATTTTACGGAAAAATTATCATTAATTTGGGGGAGGGATCTCACCTTTAACCCCTCCCCCGATCTGGATTATAAATTTTTATTCATTGAATTATTTCATATCCACCCTCCTTTTGTTTGGTTAATATTTAATGTTGCCATTTAGCATTCCATAAGCACCACCTCCTTTAATTCATTTTTACCAATGTGTATTCCCCTGATTCAATCTTTTCCCTTGTTTCGACAATACCCTCGTCTAAAAAATCATTACGATATTTGCCGGTGGTCCTTGAATAATCCCATGTGCTTTCGTCAAGGTATGTTTTACCGCTATATTCCACAAATGCAATCATACTATCATATGACTGAAAGGTGCTACCTGATTTATGCTTGATACCACAATTGAATTGACCAGGACCAATATCCGATATGATAAACCGATTTGGAACATCATTACCTCTTGAACTTGTCATATTGCGTACTTTCATTTTATTTTTCCCTCCATTCATTTGTTGAGCGGTTACTCAGATAATAACGGTTGTAGCTGTCTCCAAATTGGTATTCAATCAACATTTTTCTTGCTTCCTTGCGTGTTTCAAATTCGTCAACTGTTTCAACTCCATCAGGATGTTTTATGTTAATGTATGTTGTCACGGCTTTCCCCTTTTTTCCTATCCTCTTTTCTACGCCCACCACCTATACAATACATTTGCCAATGATACTGCCAGCAACCTTTTAAAGCTGCCAACACCACTTGCTTTCGACTTGTGTTTTTACCTCTTCTATCTACCATTATCAGTTCCCCCTTCCCATATCTGTAATACTGTATTATTGTACTCCTCACTTAATATTTCATAAATCCCTGGAATAGTGAGTAAAGTATTAGCTTTAATTCCTTTTAATACACTATCCAAAAGAATATCAAACTCCTCTTGTGTTATTGGCCTATGTTTAGACATAATAATATCCCCTTTCTTTACACATTGGCATTGAACAACGTAGAATTGACAAATTGATCCGTTTTACAGTGTTTACCCCATGCGAATAAATACCAGGTATCTTGATTATTCGATATGGGATTGACTTTAGTGTATTCGGTTTTGATGTACTTAATACTTTGCTGCTTGAGTAACTTCTCATACTTTCATGGCTTTGTCTCCTTTATTTAACGGTTAGTAACCTAACCAGCGCATTAGTTCTTTGATAGACATTCCAGTTATCACTTTTTGCTCTACGATTGTCTTATCCGTGTGTCGATTGTAAGAAATATCATCGGCAATGATAAGCCCGTCAACTTCTTGGTATTTAATGCCGTGGTTTTTTAAAGCAATCTGTAATTTCTGATTAGTCATTGTGGCCTCCTTTATTAAAGAAATCTCTCATGATATTAAACCTTGTGACATCAACCATTGCGTATATGATCCTATGATATAAGGTTATGCCATATCGATAATCTTTTGAAAACCTAAAGTCTGATTTGAGTACTTTATCAAGTATATCTGAATTGATTGCTCTCATGGTATACCCCCCTTTCTAGTTAGAGTGTCAATTGGCTTAGTCTTAACGCATAATATCTCTTGAATCCACCATGCTCAGCTATTCTTTTCAATTCCCGTACTCGCCTTTTTATTTCGGATAGTGTCATGATCATGCTCCTTATATATTAAGCATCTGGGTTTGGTGATATTGACCCATCAATATGATAAGATTGTATGCCTATCAGTATATTCTGGGCAGTCCTTATATCGCTATTATCAAAAGAATCGGGCGAGCTATCCTGTATCCTGTCAATAAGGAAACGGTATGCGTCATGGTGGTTAAAGAACTGATCTAATGTTTTTTCTATTTCGTGATTATTTTGTTTCATTTTATAATCCCCTTATATTGTTAGTGTGTGTTGTCTGTCAAGCAACTACCTATCCTTACGCCTTATGAATATACTTGTCAACCCCTAAATTGCATTTATTTTCATCATCAATGTCACATTACCCACTAGTAACTAGTAAGCAATCCCCGTGCCACTACCATAATGCCTATACAGAGTCCAGAGGAGCGGACTACCTACTGACCTATGGCACATTGTTTGCCTTTGGTTTGGGTATGGATTGTGCAAGGGTCCGTTGTCTGTAGTTGGTTGACTACACTTGATAGGCATGGCGAACGTCACTATCCCCGCAAACCCTTGACACTTGGGAGATGACAACTACTACCCCTGTCAAATGTGTTAATGGTAAGCAATGGCAGCGAGGGGTAGCAAAGGAGTAGTAGTAGCAGGAGGAGGAGTGGTAGTAGTGACCTATCACATTGTGGTAGTAGTGTAGTCACTTGGGTACACTTGGGACCCCTATTGATGGGTAGGGGGAGGGGTGAACTGGGCAATCCTTGAGATTGGATATAGGGAGGTACCACTCGAATCTCACAGGAATACACTACTCAATACCCCCTACTGACCATTGATACCCTATACCCACTACTAACCCTCTGAAATGACTGTAAAAGCTATTGACAGGGTTAAATATCCAGTGTTATAGTGAGTTTAATCGAGGGGGGAGTGTCCACCCTGCCACAGTCTCCAGCAATCGGTTGCTCCCTCCTCACTTAAATCCCTACTAGTAAGTAATAGGTAATGTGTAATGAGCAAAAAAAAATTAACAGAGGATTTCAAAGAAGCGTTTGTGTCCCTCCTGCAAGAGATTCCCAATAAAACTCAGGTTGCAAAAATTATGGGTATAAGTCCAACAGGGGTGCTTATTGAGCAGAAAAAAGACCCCTTGTTTGATACCAAGATCAAAGAGGCTATGGAAATTGGGTATGACACGATGGAGGCAGAGGCGTTTCGTAGGGCTGTGGATGGGGTTATTGAGCCTGTATATTACAAAGGGGAAATTGTGGGTAAGATCAAGAAACACTCTGACAAATTACTGGAGTTCTTGCTCAAGGCTTACAGGGCCAAAAAGTTCAATCCCGGTGTCACGTTTGAGGGGAGTAAGGGTGAGAAGATCAGTATGACTTTTAATATAGGGAAGGAGACTGAGGATGAAGAGTAAAAAAATATCAGGAGGCCCAGAAAGAAAGGCGTACGGTAAGGATAATGTGTGTCCAGTTAATTTCACAAGTGAAGACCCTTTTTGGGATATGTCTCCACTCTTAAATAATATAGCCGCAGATTGTAGATCAGGTGAAATGAAAGATATAATTATTATTCAAAGACTGAAAGGGCGAGTAAAGTACACCTGGAGGGGTGAGAGTACTTTTACAACTGCTTTAGGTATGCTTGAATTTGCAAAGGGACTTATGCAGGGAGATATTGAATATGAATAAACAATTCATAATCATAGTGTCAGGCCAACCCAGATCAGGCACCAGTCTTATGATGCGGATTCTCGCAACCTCAAATATTCAACCAGTAAGCGATGAGTATATTTCCTACGAATATTCCAAAACCAACAACTTAGACCTGGACAACAAGTGGGTCAATGAATTGCCATATGGAGTAGCTCTGAAGGTATTGTTTCCGCAAATAGGGGATCTGCCCTATGACAAACCGGAACGGTATAAGATGTTGTGGATGTACCGGAATCCGAAACAGCAAGCCCGATCTCAAAAAAAATTCATAAGGGAAAAATTGCCGAGGGGTTGGGTGAGAGATAGAGCTGGGATTATCAAAAAGTATGAGAGAAAAGTCCCTAAGCTGTTAGCTGAAGTGGGAGTGAGTGTGCTTCGTGTGTCGTTTGATTCCCTGCTAAGAAAGCTGAATAAGCCCGATATAGAGAAGTTTCTTGGTTTGCCCCTTACCTTCGCTGCTGTGAGAGGTCGGAGTCCCAAAGGTGATAAATACAAAGTCGGGCATTTTGAACGTAAAAAATTGAAACTTATTCTGCCGAGTAGATTGGCAGCAGAGAGGGGTATAGCCCAGTAATGCAGATTGACTACACAGCAGAAACTACTCCTACCAAATTCCATCATGATGACTCGTTCTACCGCTGTATGCGAGGCCCAGTAAGATCCGGTAAATCCACCTGTATGTCTATAGAAATAATGAAAAGAGCATCTCAGCAAGTTCCTGGTCCCGGTGGAATACGGAGAACAAGAGCAGCCGTAGTCAGAAACACTTACAGAGAGCTTGAAGACACGACTCTTAAAACATGGCTAATGTGGTTTCCAGAAGCTATATTCGGTCAAGTCAATAAGCGTTCAATGATCCATATTCTACAATTTAACGATATTTACCTGGAAGTAATGTTTCGGGCATTGGATCGCCCTGCTGATGTGGCTAAGTTGTTGTCTTTGGAGTTGTCATTTGGGTGGATAAATGAGGCAAGGGAGATACCCAAGGTTATTGTTGATGTATTAGGGGACAGGGTAGAGCAATACCCGCCAGCAAGCCAGGAAGGGTGTACTTGGGGAGGGGTGTTTATGGATACCAACTCCCCGGATGAAGACCATTGGTGGTATGACTTAGAGGCCAACCCCCCTAAACAGCGCCTTGACAACGGTAAGCTGGTACAATGGAAGTTTTTTACCCAACCTGGAGCATTGATCGAAAAAGAAGGTAAATTCAAATCTAATCCCAAAGCTGAAAATATAAAAAATCTCAATGGTGGTCATGATTACTATACCAAGCGGCTTATGGGTAAGAAAGACTCTTATATCCGTGTGTATTACTGTAATCAATTTGGCTTTGTGGAGGAGGGTAAGAGGGTTCATCCTGAATACTCTGACTCTACCCATTGCGCCACAAGTAAACTCGTACCAAATGTCGAACATCCAATAGTGGTGGGTATAGATTTTGGACTGACACCAGCAGCGGCCTTTTTCTCCAAAAGACCCAATGGTCAATGGTGGTTGTTTCATGAAATAGTCACAGAGGATATAGGAATAAAGAAGTTTGCACAATTACTCCTTATACCCTACTTATTATCAGTGTTGGAAGACTTTGAGGTTGAACTGTATGGTGATCCATATGGTAATGCTGGATCACAAAACGATAATGAAACCCCCCTTAAAATATTTGAAACTGTTGGATTGGATGTGAAATTGCCATCTATACAAGGTGGCCCTACAATACGTAGAGAAGCCTTGGCAGCGCCCCTCAGTAGGATGATTGATGGTGAGCCTGGAATGCTGGTAGATCCATCTGTCAAAACGCTACGAAAAGGCTTATCGAGCAAATACATATATAAAAGAATACAAGTAGTGGGGGACGATAGATATCACGACAAGCCAGATAAAAATTGGTGGTCACACGTTTGTGAGGCTGCTCAACACGCTATGGTAGGGGCAGGTGAAGGTGAACGTATAATAAGGAAGAAAGCCACCAAAAAGCCTCCTGTCCCCAGGATTATGAACAGAACAGGTAAAGAATGGATGGGGGCATAAATGACAACTTGCGATAATCCAGAGTGTAGAGAGGAGTTGATTTGCCGGATAAACAAAAGGGTATCAATACGAGTACTGATGATATCAATATTGGCCCTTGTAGGTGTCACTGGGAGTTCAATCCTGTATGGTATGACTGGTGAAAAGGAGCAAACTGAAAAAGTGGCAAATAACAAAAGTCAAATAGAACTTATAAAAAATGACTTGAAGCACATTTCAGAAAGTATGAAAAAGATAGAAGATAAGCAACTCACAAAAGAAGAGTTTATTAAAATTATAAAGGAGGCAATGAAAAATTAATGTTAATAAAACTCGGAGTAGACATATCAAGATTAAAACCGCCAATACGTAAGAAACTGACGGCTATTGGTAAGATATTCACTAAGAATTGGCAGGAAGCGGTTATTTCCTCTACGTATGAAGGAGATCACGGCGATAACAGTTTGCATTATGCTGATCTTGCTATCGACTTTAGAATGACTGGGTGTCCATTTACAAGATCAATGGATATAGCAGATGAGTTAGGTAAACTCCTTGGTATAAATTATGACATAGTGTTAAAACCCATCTATATTCACATCGAATATGACCCAAAGTGAGGTGATTATGTTTTCAATGGATAAAATATTGTTAGAATTTGTAAGTGGTAATTTTATGAGTATCACATTGCTACTTTTGCTATTAAAGGGCTTATCTGATATCTCATCTTGGACATGGGATAACAAAGTAGTGGCGTTACTCACATCAATGCTTAACGGCATAGGGCCAACAAAAAGGAGAGACAAATAATGGAATACTTAAAATACTTAAAATATTTAAATGTTATAGTTCAATTGATTAAAATGGCAGAAGGGGCATTTAGCGGCAAAGGTACAGGGGAGCAGAAAAAAGAGTTTGTCAAAACTGGTATAGGAGTAGTAAGTTCTGCTATGGAAGCTGAAAGTACCGGAGGCCAGAAAGAAACTTGGGAAAAAATCAATGATAACCTTGTTGAACCTGTAAATGGTCTTATTGACGGTGTTTCCGAAATGTTGTATCCCAGGAATGAGGGTAAGTAATGAGTGCGACCAGAGAAAAAATAGTAGACACAACCAATAAAGAGCTTACCAGGAAAGAAGCCGTAATAATGCAAGCCAAAAAACGGGCCAGGGATACTCTCAGCTTCAATCAGCTTAATTTCGATGAAGGTAGGGATGATCTCAGGATGCTGGCTGGATTGAACCACTGGCCCGATGAGATTAGGCGGCAGAGGGAGATTGATGGTAGGCCGGTATTGACAGTAAACAAACTGCCTTCCTTTACTGACCAAATAATCAATGATTCCATGATGAATACCATTTCTATTAAGGTTAAACCTAATGGCGGTGGAGCTGAAAAAGGTACAGCAAACATATTCAATGGCCTTATCCGTAATATAGAGAGTGTGTCCAATGCTGAAATAGCCTACCAAACTGCTATGGATGGCGCTGTGTATAATGGTTTTGGTTATTTCAGAATAATGACCTCATTTATTGATGAGACTTCCTTTGATCAGGAAATACTCATTAAAAGAATAAAAAACCCAATGACTGTTTTGCTCGATCCTAGTCATATTGAATTTGATTCAAGGGATAACCCGTATGCCATAATAACAGAGACAGTATCAAGGGAAGAGTACAAAGTAAGATATACAGACATAGAAATTATGCCGTTTGAATCTACTGAATCTACAGATTTCTACTGGTCTGAAGAAGACAAAGTCAGGATAGCCGAGTATTGGGTTAAAGAACCAGTCCAGAAGAAGCTATACCTATTGTCCGATGGTAGAACGGTAGAAGCTGAAGATTGGGATAAGATATCAGATGATTTAAGGGCTAATGAGAAATCCATACACATCATGCCTAATCCCCAAGACCCACAAGGCCCACCTGTACAAATGCAAGGTCCAGCACCTCCAGGTTCAGGGTTTCCTGAAAAGGTCGTTAATCCAACTCCAGAGGTAATGAGGGAAAAAACGATAGACACCCACAAAGTAGTTCAGTATCTTATTGATGGTCATCAAATAATTGAGGGTCCGACAGATTGGCCTGGAAAATACATACCTATAATTCCCATATGGGGTAAGGAATTTATAGTTGACGAGAAGAGATATCTCAGAGGTGCTATACGATTTGCCAAAGACCCGCAGAGGATATATAATTATTTTAGAACTGCTGCAACTGAGACAGTAGCCTTGGCCCCCAAAGCTCCATATATGGTAGAGGAGAGGCAAGTAGAGGGGTATGAGGACGAGTGGGCATCTGCTAACACCAAGAACTTACCTTA